CCTCAACATACATTCCTCGTCCTTTTACATCCTCAACAGATGTAATCTCGAACAGAGTATCGTCACAGACAATGCTCATGGCTGTAGTGACTGTGCAGTTGGGAATTTTACGAAACCTAAAAAGGTCGGTAGCAGAAGAGAATGTAGCTCTGTTAGCCCATCTCTCACTACCGTGCCGACCTTTTCTATACGCTCTGACTGTATGCAGGGAGCGAAGTATCTCTTTGGAAAAACCCTCGTCATCTAGAGTTTTCTCTTTTTTCACAATGCTGATAAAGGTGTTCATTTTGCCGAAGCTCATAATTACACCTTCCAATCTCTGTCGAGTCGTAGCAGCATATTAACCGTAGTCCATACTTGCTGACTTGCCTGTACATTATCGGCAAAGAAACCACCCGTAGAGCCGTCTCTTGACTCATAAAAATGAGAGGCAAGCATTATAATCGCTTGTTCTGTGGTTGCCGGCATAGGGTTTTCTTTGTAGTAACCTTGGCTAATATGCTGATAACTTTCGGCATAATTTGTAGCGGCAGTAATGAAGCTCTCAAGGAGCACATCGTCTGCCGAGTGTTCAAGTATTAAATTGTCTTTAACCTTTTCTAAAAGAGTCATTACTGCCACCTCCTAACGATGGTTTAAGCACCCATCTTAAGGATTTTTACCGCTTCAGGAAGCACGAGCTTGCCGTCAACACGCTCTTTTGCAAGAAAGCCAACCATACCGTTACCGGCATAGAGCTCTCTAAGTTCAGCGAAAGAACGAGTGCCACGGTCACCGATGTTGTAGTAGCTGAAATCACCGAAGGCAATAACAGGAGCACCCTCTGCAACAGTAGGTACAAAAGGTGAAGTGAGCACATCGTAACCGAACAGCTTACCGGGCTCACCCGCCTGATTGGAAGGCTGCCACAGATACTGTCCGTTCTCATCCTTGAGCTTACGGATGAGAGCGATGGTCTGGTCGTTCATAATGAATTTAGCGTTCTTTCTGTAAGGACGCTTAAGGGAATACACAAGGTCGATGATGTTATCGGATGTGATATCGGTAGCGGAAGTTGTTGTCACACCAATCTGACCGCCACCGTCTTCTGCAAAGATACCGAGAGGTTTACCCTTACCGTCACCGTTAAGGAATGCATCCTCTTCAGCATTAGCGAGAGCCTTACCAAACTGCTCGATGATGTAGCTTTCGAGGTTGAAAGCGTTGTCGTAGAGGAGTTCCTCGGTTACCTTTACTGCAACATGAAGTTTGTGTGCATCAAGGTTAATCTGACTGAATGTGGCATCACTAAATGTGAGCTCACCGCCCTCATCAATCCAAGCGGCTGCAGGTTTAGTGCCAGCGATGTTGATTTTGTGCTGACCGCTTGTAGTGATTGTTTTAGCAAGACCACGGAAGATGTTTTCTTCGTTAAGAACATCAATCAAACGGCTGTCGTACTCTTCAGGTACAAGGTAGCCACCATTCTCATCGATACCTTCAGAAAGGATATTAGTAATAACCTTAAAGTTTGTACGAAGAGCCTTAAGCATACCGCTTTTGTACTCGTCACTTGCACGGCCTGACTTTGTCTTATCACTACTGCCCATAGGCTTTGTAACGATAGGTGTGTTTACGGGTCTATTGAGCTCATTCTCCATAGCTTCCATAGCCTGAAGTCGCTCAATTTCTGCAGAGTAGTTCTGAACCTTCTTTTCCATCTCTGCATAGGTCTTTGCATCCTCTTCGGAAAGGAGACCGTCCTTGTCACGGCGTGTTTCCACAAAAGCCTTTGCTGCTTCCCACGCCTTGTTTCGTTTTTCTCTGAGTTCAGTTATTGTCATAAAATTACCTCCAATTTTTAATTAAGTTCAGTCTGTCGATAAGTGCATCGGCAGAAACTGTGTTTGACTTTGTAGTAGATTTTTCAATCTTCTGTTTAATGTTGTTTACAACAGTCTGTCGAGAAAACAACATACTGCTTTTAGGGACTGTGACATTTTTATTTTCATCGTCTTCGTCCTCGTCTTCTTCGGTTGATGAAGATTCCTTGGTGTCATCCTTTTCTTCCTCATCTTCCTCATCGTCCTCCTCTTCAAATGGGAGGGCATTGCGTTTCATAAGCTCATCAGCGAAGCCTAGCTCTATGGCCTTGTTTGCATCCATCCAAGTTTCCGCATCCATAAGGTGCGAGAGCTTTGCACGAGAAAGACCGGTCTTAAGCTCATAAGCATTGATGATACTTTCTTTGACCTGATTGAGCATGTCGATAGTTTTCTGCATCTCTGCAGAATCACCCATGGCAATTGTCGCAGGGTTATGAATCATAAGCATCGATACAGGGGACACTAAAACCTTTGTGCCAGCCATAGCGATTACAGATGCAGCAGAGGCAGCGATGCCGTCAATCTTAACGGTTACCTTGCCCTTATAATCCATCAGCATATTGTAAATTTGTGCTGCAGCAACACAGTCACCGCCGGGGGAGTTAATCCATACAGTAATGTCACCACTACCGGAGTTAAGCTCATCCTTAAAAAGCTGTGGAGTGACATCATCATCGAACCAACTTTCCTCTGCGATTGTTCCGTTTAGAAACAGAGTCCTCTGTGTCATCTCCTCCTGTGTCTTCTGATTCTTCACCGTCCTGTTCTTCCAATTCCAGAACTTCTTGCTCATCTTCGTTTTCCTCCTTTCCTGCAAAAATACCTGCATCAGCAAGTTTCGTCATACCGCCGTTGACTAGATATAAGTCACCGCCCTCATTTGTAGGGATGCGGTCAAGGTTCTCAAGCTCTCTGATGTCGTTTGCGGACATCCAACCATTTTGTCTTGCGATTGCATATCCATTCATTCTGCTTTGATAATCACCTCGAAGCAGACCGTCAACATTGAACTTAATAAACAGCTCGGCTTTGTTGTTCTCACTTATTAGGGAACGGATAAGTGACTGTTCCCATCTGATGAGCCAAGGCTCTAAAGTGTATTTAACAAACTCCAAAGACTGCTGTTCAATATTAGAAAAGCTCGACTTCTCAAGGTCGCCTACCATGTGAGGAGGGACTCTGAAAATTCGAGCAATTTCATTGATTTGAAATTTTCTTGTTTCAAGAAACTGTGCCTGTTCAGGAGAGATAGAAATCGGTGTATATTTCATACCCTCTTCAAGCACCGCTATTTTGTTAGCGTTACCACTACCACCAAAGGTGTTGTTCCAACTATCTCTGACCTTCTGTGGGTCTTTAATGGTTCCGGGATGTTCAAGCACACCGCCGGGAGCAGCACCGTTAGCGAAAAATTTAGCTCCGTACTCTTCGCAGGCAATCGCCATACCGATAGAGTTTTTTGCCATCGCAATAGGGCTATATCCGACAAGGCCGTCAAAGCCGAGTCCGGGTATGTGCAACACATCGGAAGGTTGCAAGGTTACTGTGCTACCTTTCATTGTTGGTGCCTCTTCATTTGACCTTTGATAGGTATAATAAAGTCGACCTTTTTCATCTCTATCGACAGTCATTTTATTAGGCATCAGCGGATACAAAGCGAGAACTTCACCTTTGCCGTTTCTTATCACCTGTGCGTAAGCGTTACCCCACAAAAGCAAATGTGTCATAAGCGTTTCTCTAAACACAAACGATGTCATTTCAGGGTTCGGCTCATCGTGCAGGATTTTATAAAGAGGGTTATCAATTGCTTTCTCTTTACCTCCGGTTTTTGTGTACCGATATAAGTGTAGAGGTAATGAAGCAACAGCCTCTGCCAGAATACGAACACAGGAATACACCGCTGTCATTTGCATTGCCGAGCGTTCTGTTACCGACTTGCCGGAGGTTGAACCACCAAAGTATGCACGATATGTACTTCCGACTGTGCTGTTTTTAGGCTTATCACGAGCCTTAAATATTGATGTAAAAATACTCGTAGCATTCACGACCTTTCAAATTATTATTTATAAAACAAGCAGACCTCTGCTGTCATATACAGATTCACCTGAATCAGCACCGCAGCGAATTGCTCTATCAAGAGCCATAATTGTGGCAATAGCTCCGTCAATCTTCTCTGTGGATTTTTCTTTGTCAGGTTTTATATTGCCGGCAGGGTCTGTCCTAATAAAGATGTTATCCATCATCCATCGCAGGACAGGGTGTCCGCCGTGTGCGAGTTTTTGCTCTAGGGTTAGTTTCATAAGCTCTTTTGATGGGGGAGACATATCCTTAAATCCCTGACCGAAGGGAACGACAGTAAATCCCATACCTTCAAGGTTTTGTACCATCTGAACAGCTCCCCAACGGTCAAATGCTATTTCACGGATATTAAACTTTTTACCGAGGTCTTCGATAAACTTCTCAATGTACCCGTAATGAACAACATTGCCTTCGGTGGTTTGTATTAGTCCCTGTCGCTCCCAAATATCATAAGGAACACGGTCTCGCCGGACTCGTAAATCTACCGTTTCTTCCGGTATCCAAAAGTAGGGGAGTATGACATATTTATCGTCCTCATCAAGCGGAGGGAACACCAAAACAAAAGCCGTGATGTCGGTAGTGGAGGATAAGTCCAAGCCACCATAACATACACGGCCTTTGAGCTGTTCTTCTAAAACTTTAAAAGCACAAGCATCCCACTTTTCCATAGGCATCCACCTGACGGTCTGCTTAACCCATTGATTAAGTCTTAACTGTCTAAACGAATTCTCTTCACCGGGGTTTTGCCTTGCAGAATCACAGGCGGCTTGTACTTTATCTATGCCTACTGTTATACCTAAAGAGGGATTTGCCTTTTTCCAAACTTTAGGGTCAGTCCAGTCGTCATTTTCATCTGCTCCGTAAATCACCGGATAGAAGGTTGGGTCAAATTTTCTGCCTTCAAGAATATCCTTGGCTTTTTGGTGTGTTTCATAACAGATGCTGTTGGTATCAGTACCTGCGGTTGTTATCAAAAAGTATAAAGGCTGTGTTCTCGCATCACCTGAACCCTTTGTCATAACATCAAAGAGCTTTCGGTTCGGTTGAGTATGCAACTCATCAAACACAACCCCGTGGATATTGAATCCGTGTTTACTATATGCTTCGGCTGACAGCACTTGATAAAAGCTGTTTGTAGGAGCGTAAACAATTCTTTTTTGAGAAGTTAAAATCTTAACCCTCCTGTTTAGAGCCGGACACATTCTAACCATATCTGCTGCTACCTCGAATACGATTGATGCCTGTTGTCTGTCGGCAGCACAACCATAAACCTCGGCTCGCTCTTCACCGTCACCGCAGGTGAGGAGGAGGGCTACTGCAGCAGCGAGTTCCGATTTACCCATCTTTTTTGGTATTTCAATATAGGCGGTATTAAATTGTCTGTATCCATTCGGTTTCAGAATGCCGAATAGATCTCTTATAATTTGCTCTTGCCAAGGGATGAGCTCGAAAGGTTTACCTGCCCATATTCCTTTTGTGTGGCATAAGCATTCAATGAAGCCTACAGCGTAGTCAGCCATATCTTTATCGTACACGCTGTCCTCCGCCATAAATTTAGTAGGCTCGTAGTTTTGCAACTTTTCTATAATTATCACCTCTCTAAAAAAGGCACAAAAAAAGACAGCCTTTAAGCTGTCACTACGAGAGATAGGCCCGAAGGCCCGTCTCAAATTAAATTGTATTTTTTATAATATTGTTTTCTTGCCGGTGATTATGTCCACCACCGTGGTACCTTCACCGAAGGTTGCCCTCATTTCGGCTAAAATTCCGCCTGTGTCGGCTTTTTTGTTTTTACGGTATTGTTTCAGGGCTTCGGCTGTTTCTTCGCTGTAAGCCAATCGTGTTGCCTCTGTGTCGACCTTATCGGTTATCATCAAAACCTTCTCAAGCATGTCCTCTGCTAAAGCTCTGCCGATGCAGTTTCTTGCAACGCCCTGTTCGTCAATTGTAATCTTGCCTTCTTCAAGGTCGGTTCTAACTCTTGCGAGTTCCTTTTCGGCTTCTGCCTTCCAAAAGGCTCCTAAACTTCCGTTTAGTTCTCTTTGAAATCTTGTCATTGTTGGGCCTCCGTTTGTTTTGTTTTCCCTTTCGGTATACACATATTAACTCTACAGGCCCCGTATATCAAGTTAATTGTGAGGCATAATCTACACAAAGATATTGGAGGAAAATTGTGTAGTTTTGTAACGAGGAACAGAGCCTCTCGGCTCCGCCCTTAAAAAGGTTTACTTGTTAATTTGCTCGAAGCACCACTTGATGGCGTGACCTGAATCCTTGAAGGTTTCCTTGCTGTTTGCCCAAGGGAGGAGTCGGCACTCTATGTCGCCAAGTCCTGTATCTTCCGGGGTTTCAATGAACTCGTAAATCTCTGCTCGGTAGTCGCCTTTGAAAGTAAGGTCGGAAACAAAAACCTTATCGTCAAACTTTATAACCACTCCGTAGCTACCGGAAACTTCAAGTTGTAATTTTTCCATTGTTGTGAAATTCATGTCCGCACCCCCTTATGCCTTTTTCATAAGGAGGGCAGGTACGATTTCTCTCTTGCCTGTTAAGGTATCTGTCCATCTTGCGTTTACCTGTGTGAGTCCTGCAATTTTGAAACCGTGCTTTTCAAATTCTGCGAGGGTTGAAATCAAGCCTGAAAAAGTGCTTGAGATTGTGAACTCGTGAATTCCGTTTTCAAGAAGGCACTTTGCAATCTCCTCGATATCTCTTTCCCAAATGACTTCGGAAAAGTCAATGTACTTTCTTTCGGCATCCTTGCTTTCTTCGTAAGCCCAATAAAGTGTGCTGTTGATTCCTGCCTCTTTAAGGTTTGCTTTGGTCTTCTTTGCGGTTTCAAATGCTGTGATTTTTTTCATTTAATTTTCCTCCAATTTTTCGGGGTTTGTTCCCCTTTCGTTGTACCCATATTAACTCTAAAAGCACACTATATCAAGCTAATTATGAGGCATAAACTACACAAAGATAAACCCCGAAAACTGTGTATATTACAGCGTTTTATGTTTGGTTTTTGCAACCTCTTATTGTTTCGATTATGTGCTCCTGCTCTTCAGGGGAGACCCCCATACTTTGGAGGGCTTGACGAGTTCCGCACTCCGGACAGATGAGGGTTTTATTGTCCTCTCTTGAGAGGGCAGGAGGTTCGTTGTAGCTCTGCCCACACAAAGGGCAGACAGCGGTTTTTATTCTACCTTTCATTTTAACACCCCACTTCTTCTTATAGCGTTGAAAAGGAAAGACTCGTCAAAACCGAAGGCGTTATAACCCTCTAGGCAGGTTCGCACATAATAACTGCTTGGGATACCAAGCTGTCTGTCTTCGTGCATAATGTACACGAACACATCACGCTCTCGAATTTTGCCCGTTTTGATTCCCTTGATTGGGAGCTTGAATTCCTTTTTGTAGTAGAAGGTTGGAAACCCCTCGTAGTGGTCAAGAGCGAGCTCGTCCCTTTCGGATACCGACCATACCGCCACCGGTACGCTAGAGCCTTCCCTCGGCTCGATTGTTAAGTAAGACCCCGTTTTACTACCCTTGAACAAAAGTTCATAGTCGGGAATTTCTGCTGTGCCGATGATTCTTGCATCGGGGCATCGAGTCTTCATCTGCCTAACATTTAAGTTGCTACCGTAAGCGATGTAATACCTTTTATCCATTTTTATCATCCT